AGTCGCACATTCCAATGGGATGATGTGATTGGCCAAAATAGTAAGTATGAATTCGTTGCAATTACAGGTACTGAATATGCTATAGTCGTATTAAGAAATGCTCAACGTTTTCGATATCTTTCAAACGGACTCACTCCTCAAGAGTTTGGTAAAGTGCAACGTGCTTTATCTCTTCGTCGGAGTGATAAGGATCCATTGAATGCTTCTTTATACTTTAACACTATGTGTCAAATTGTAAAGAACGAACAATGGTTAACTGAGCTCTTTAAACGTTCATCAAATCAAATTATTGTTGATTTGACTGAGTCTTTTTCTACATATGATTATAACAATTCTGAGCTATTCCTTGAATCATGTCGTCGCCGATATGATCCTTCATATTTTCAGCAATTTTGTACATTATTAACAACTATTTTAGGATATGTTGTATATATTAGTACATCACCTTTCTGTCTTATATCTATAGCGATTGGTATACAAAGCTACAGTTACATGTTAACAACGTATTTCACAGAATGCATTAAAACGCGTTTTAGTGGCAATGTCATTAAATTTTCCCAAAAATTACGTGATATTGAATACAGTTCAACATTTGATAAAATTTGCCTATTTATAATGAATATGCATAATTTTCTCTTAACTGCGCTTTTTGTATCATTTGGTATTCCAATTTACAGTTATAGTATTGTAAAAGCATACAGACAATTAGCTCATGATGCTGTTGTTACTGTAAAAGAAGGTGCAAGTTTTATATTTGCAACTCTTTTAAAAGAAACTCCGCAACGTGAAGTTAAGGCACTTGGATCATATATTCCTGTGCCAATCTCATTGCCTTATAATAATATATCAAATTTTCTTTCAGCTCAACGAGTTCGTCAGATGAAACTTTCAGCAACTGCAGATTTACCATCAATGCAAAAATTTGTTCTTCGGTGTGAAGAATTATTTAATAACATTGATGCTTTTGCGGTGAATGTCCCACTATTTAAAGAATGGTTGGACACTCGTAAGTGGAGTATTTACAAGAAGTTAAATTGTGATCGTCTTTTCGAAGGCTTTTGCACTCATAATACTACTCGTAAGTCCTTTCTTAAAGCTGAAGTTTGTTTGTGTGACGATCAATCCGCTGCCCGTGTGATTTGCGCTAACGACAATGACATACAAGCTACTAACGGTCCAATGATGGCTGCCGTTAAGAAATGGCTTGTAGAAGTTTCTCGTAGCACTCGCGTTATTTTCACATGTGGTATGGATCGTAACAAGCTAGGAAAGTTGATATCTGAAACTCAATCTAGATATGCCGAACCTAATTATATGTCTGGCGATTTTAGTAAGTTTGACTCAACTGTAGGAGCACCACTTATGGAGATAGAACGAATTGTCTATTCAATTGTCCTTCCAACACATCAAAATGATGTGGATGATTTTATAGATCGCTGTCAAAGTGATTTTAAAGCCATTATCGCTACTAAAGGTTTTAAAGCAGGAGTAGCTATCCCTGTGTCTCGAGGGTCTGGAGATCCCAATACAACTGTCGGTAACTCTTTAATTAATTATGCTTTCTGGATGTATATCTTTGATTTACTTTCAAATAAGCACGCAATGAACCAAGCAACAGCTTATGTTTGTGGCGATGATGTTCACTTATGTGGTTCCAAAGGAGATTTGGAGCAAATACGTGACTTTGTAATTAATGAAAGAATACTTGAAAAACTAGGAACAGTTATCAAATTTACGACAATTACAAGTGTCTTATCGCAATCAGAATATCTATCAGGTATTTTTATGCGTGCAGAAGTTGACGTCAGTAGAAATATTGATGGTGAACTATCAAGTTATGCATGTGAACAAATTGTTCATGTTGCAAAACCTGGTCGTGTATTGAGTAAAATTATGCTTACAGCAAAACTGTGGCGTAATGATGATGAATTCAAAGTTCTTCGCAATAGCAAATTAGACGCATTGTTGACAGAATGTTGGGAATTCCCCCTTTTGTGCGAGAAAATTAGCAATTTTCTTCAAACTCAGAATCCTAATTTCATTAAACGTGATTTATTCAAAATTGGCTATAGTAAAAGACCTCGTGTTTGTTTAAACACTGAGGTTGATTTTATAGAACGTTATGGTGTATCACTTTATGATGTGGATCTGTACCTATCTAATAACTTCAAGTTTGATTCAGTTTCTCAGTTAGATCATCCATTAATGCGTGCACTTGCCTTAGCCGATACTGGCTTAGACATTATCGACACAAATTATATATATGATCAAATTGATGCAAATTCAGTTCAAATGGATAAATTTGCTGATATGGATAATTTCATTAAAAATGATATAAGTGGCCACCTTATAAAATTATAATGGAAATCATACCAGCAATTAATTCACTTACAACTCCGCAAAAATTAATTTTAGCGAAGTATGTATACGACGAAGCAAAATCAGTAGGTTCGGGAGTGTTTAATGCACTTTCTAATCGCACAAGCGCGAAGCGACGTAAACGCCAGCGCAAAAGACAACGACAAAAGAATCAACAACAAATTATTCTACATGACGGATCTGATAGTGGTTCGTATAACACTCGTGCTATTTCTTACGCACCTAGTAATTCATCAAATACAATCATGGCATCTAATGCCATGAGTACGCCATTTAAACAGAG